ATAGATTGTTCAGAAAATATTCCTGAATACTTTATTCTGCATTGATTGTTGAACGCTAATTGAGCTTGTGTACAAGCTAAATGAAAGTTTACGCTCTTTACTAATAAAAATATGTTTATTCCTGGAAAACAGTCTTGAAGCTTGTGAAAACAATGTAATTATCTGTAGCCATTTTGCGTCATTCATAGATATTGCATATTTTTATAAACACAAGATAGAGCAGAGCACTCTCACAATCACTGAAAAGAAAACTGCGCCACAATGTCGCACCCATAAAAAACGCCTTGCCACAGTATAATTCTGTAGCAAGGTGTAAGTTATTCGCAATTCAAAACTGCACGATATTAACTTATGTCGCACCATTTTGCACAATTCCGGGATAAAAATTACTGTAATTTTCACCGATTGTTTTGCTGTTTCAAAAATTATCAGCGGATTATTATTCAGAACACGCTGACGCAATTTTTCTGTTTTTAGTACCTCTAATATTGGCTAAGATGACAAAGAGCCGATTTTTAGAACGTAAAAACGCCCCACCGCAAATAAATGCAATGGGGCTTTCTATCTGGAGCTAATACCCGGATTTGAACCGGGGACCTCATCCTTACCAAGGATGTGCTCTGCCGACTGAGCCATATTAGCAAACTCCTGACGGTTATTAATTATATCATACCATATCGACTTTGTCAAGGAAAATTTTCGAATTTTTAACTTCGTAAAAAGTTTTACAATAAGTGCGAAAGGTTTTTAAGACCTTACCGCACTTATTTTTTTATGGCTTTTGCCTATAACGAGGATAGAGCAACGCAGAGGTGCGACTCGAGCGCGTTATAGGATTTTAGCATAAGGGAATAAGAGCGGAGGGCGAGCCCTCCGCTCTATTCTCATTTATTAAGGAAAGAAAGGAGCTACCGTGTGAATTATCATAATTTAACGCTTGACGACAGGCGGAGCATTGAGCGACTCTATTCAGCGGGAACGGAGCTTACAGAGATTGCAAGCACCCTCGGCGTACACCTCGCCACTATTTACCGAGAACTCGCAAGAGGCACCACGGGCAATATTGACGAGAACGGACGAGAGGGCTACTCCGCCGAGGTTGCGCAGCGGGCAACCATTGAAAACCGCAAAAAGCGCGGGCGTAAGCGCACCGCATAAATTTTAATAAAACGGAGTGATTTTATTATGATTAAACTTTTAATAGGTGGCTCGCCGTGTACCTATTGGAGCATAGCTCAAAAACAAGGGCGAGAAGTAACAGCAAGCGGGCTCGGTTGGGAATTATTCAAAAACTATCTTATAGCAAAAGAAAAGTTTTTACCCGACTACTTCTTGTATGAAAACAACAAATCGGCTGCCCAGGCGATAAAAGACCAAATCGCCCACGAACTCGGAACGGAACTTATGTATATAAATTCTGCCCTTGTATCGGCACAGAATAGACAGAGGTTTTATGTTTTTAATTGGGGCGTCGAGCAACCACTCGACAGAGGGATATTGCTAAAAGACATTATAGAGGACATTCCGCCCGATATTTGCTATAAGTTAGCAGCCGACACTATCAAAGAAACGCCGTACCGCACGGGAGAAATTGCAATGCTCGGTTGCGTTGAAAACCACGCAAAGAACGGCGGAAAAGGCAGTAAGCAATATCGAGTTTATAGTACAGAGGGAAAAGCCCCCGCTTTGTGCGGAAACGGCGGCGGAATTGGAGCTAAAACGGGTTTATACGCCGTCCCCGTTAAGTTAGCGGATATTGGAAACGGCGGGCAAGGAAACAGGCTTTACTCCGTAGAGGGCAAGGCGGTTACACAAACCGCCACAAGTGGCGGGCTTGGGAGCAATACGGGGTTATATGCTATCCCGCTAAATATTACAGCAGACGGGAAAGCACAGTGCTTACGGGCGACTTGCTATAAGGACGGAATACGAAACCTTGTAGCAAATAATGTTGATAGGCGTACTTGTGTAGCTATTCCTATAAATACAACCGTTGACGGAAAGGCTCACACCCTAAAAGCCTCGTATGGTAAGTCGGGAACTACTAACTTTGTAGACGCAAACCATTATCCAGCGTCCGCCGTTGCCATTCCGTCGGAGTATATGAAAAATCAGCCAGTATATGAGGTTAAGGACGGCTTTATTTATATTAAAGGAAATACATACCCGATTGAACTACAAAACGGATTTTATATTATTCGCAAACTCACCGTAACGGAGTGCTGCCGTCTACAAACCATACCCGACAACTATTGCAATAGTGTATCAAAAACACAGGCTTATAAAGGGCTCGGGAACGGTTGGACGGCGGAGGTTATTATACACATACTTAACGGAATTTTGAGGAATGTTGACAGAAACGAAAAAATAGTAGTCCTCTCTATGTATGACGGTATAGGCACAGGGCGTTATTGCCTTGAAAAAATGGGCTTTACAAACATAGAGTACCACGCCTACGAAATAGACGAGGCAGCTATGAAAATAGCTAACAGCAATTACCCCGACATTATTCAACACGGGGACGCTTTCGCTCTCCGTAATGATAATTGGACTCTAAAAGGAGGTATAGCAGATGTGCAAACCGATTAAGTGCCCGCAATGCGGACACGAATTTACGCCCGAGCGGGCTATTAAGTCGGGAGCCTGGACTGTCGAGGAGGACGAGTTGTTACTGAACGGCTACCAAAAGGAGCGGAAAACCATTGCCGAGCTTTCGGACAAGCTCTCCCGCTCCCAGGACGCAACCCGCAACCGCTTGTTTATTCTCCGAGGCGGAGGCAAGCCGAAAGGCGTAACCGCAAGCGTTCAACTCACGGCAAAGGAGTTTGACGAAATGAGAGCGGCGCGCCAGGAAGTAAAGACAGCCCGAAAACTTGTAGAACAGGCAAAAGACACCGAGCGGGAGCTCGCCGCCTTTTACGCTCTCGGTAAGCAGCTTATAAACGCAAGGCAAAACAAGCGAGTTATCGCCCCTCTGTTTGAGGAACTCGAGCGGCTCGTTAATGCTTACAAGTTTTAGGAGGCAAGCCGTGCGAGAATACAGGCATAAAGAATTACGCGAGAGGGAGCGCCTCGGCTACTCGCGTATATCGGCAGGGCGGCAAAGCTGCTACATAATCAAACAAGCAGCCGCCGAAAAACTGCGGGACTTTCGCTCCCGCTTTAAGCTATGGACTACGAGAGGCAAAAGCTGTAAGCGTTGTTGCTTACGGTGTAAATATTTCGGCTATTGCAGCCCCGATTTTAATAACGATAAGGAGTAAAAGTTATGAACGACAATATTTTACGCGCTATTGAGTCGCTTTGCGACGATATAGCCACCAACACAAACGCAGAGGACAACCAAAAGAGAGCAAATGCAATTTTAGTTCTTGCTTTCAGCGGGATATTCACGCCCGAGGAAATCGAGGAGGACTACACCGAGGACGACTCCGTAGCGGGAGCGGAAAAAGATAAAATCAAATTCCCGAAACCTGGCGAGCAATTCGAGTATAACGGCGTTAAGTTTACCGCTCTCGGAGAGGAGCAGGGCGGCGTGCTTGCCATTGTTTCGGAACTGCTCGAGGAGGAAATGCCGCTCGACGAAAGCAATAAAAACGACTGGCGCACCTCCTCGCTCCGTAAATACCTTAACGGAGAATACCTCGAACAATTCAACCGCGGCGACCTCCACCCGTTTGTATCAGACTTGACCTCCGACGACGGTATGAAAAACTACGGCACCGCCGAGGATTACGTTTTCCTCCTCTCGTGCGACCTTTACCGCAAATACAGAGAGTCCGTGCCGCGCTTTAATAATTGGTGGTGGACGCTTACGCCCTGGACTTGCACCCCGTCCCTCGCGAGCTACGTGCGACTTGTCAACTCCTCGGGCGAAGTGAATTACAGCAATGCGTGCATCGGTTACGGCGTAGCCCCCGCTTGTCTGTTCAATCCTAAAATCTTTGAATAATCCGCCTCGATAGAGGCGAGAAAGAGGGCAGCTATGACAAACGAGGAATTAAAAGCCGTGCTCGTCAGCGGGCACCCAGTAGAAAGCAGCGGAATTGTATATAAGTGCGTTTCGGCTATCATTTACCGATACCGCAACGGAAAACTTGACATTTCCGCCGAGGTTACGGACTATTGCGGGCACAGTATTTCAATCATAAGCCCCGAGCGGGCAAAAATCGTAGAAAGCGAGGTAACAAAGTGAAACTAAAGCAAATCGAGGCAATATTAAAAGCCGAAAAAACAATAATTGTTTCCGAAACGTCCGCTTGTCAATGGTTCGGGAACGGCGCGGCATTTTATCCCGTATACAATCTCCCGAAACTCACAAAAGACAATATATTTACTATGTTTGATATTACAGAGGAAAAGCGGGACAAGTTATATTTTGAGGAGCGCCCGCTCCCGCCACATATAAATTTTGAGGACGGCGACGACAGCGAGCAGTTACTCGAACGAGGAGCAATAGCATTTTATGCACAAGGTAGAACGCTTGAGCCGTTAAAAACCTCACAAGGTATAGCCTTTATAAACACTCGGTACTTAAAGCCGTTTTCCGATATTGACGCGGGGTATGAACTTTACGAGAGAACGACAGCACAAGGGAAACCGTATATCGCGGTAAAGAGCGGGTTTATGTTACTCGGCATTATTTCCCCCTACGACCTCGTTAATGAAACTTTTATAAACAACCTCGACGAAATATTGAAGTTATCGAGAATAGCTCTTTTTAACAAGCAGAAAGACGACTCGATAACAGATACCAACACTCAAGTAAAAATGGAGGATATGGAAGTATGAACGCAATTATTATAACGGCGATTATCTGCGCTACCCTGGTTTTGCTCACATTTATAAATAAAAAGAAATAGGAGGCTTTGCTATGACTTCGGCAAACGGAAACAGACAGCACAGGACAAGCTCGGCTCCGAGCGACAGCAAAAGAGCCACTCGCGGAAAATGCAAGCGGCAATTTATTACCTTTATTATATGTGTATTTCTCGTAGGAGGAATTGCAGGAGGGCTCATTGTCGGAGGAGTACAAGCCCTCGGCGGGAATGACGCAAAAGAGCAACAGCCCTACGGCACACGCGACGGCAAAAGCGTAACAGAAAACGGCGAGCTTATGCTCATACAAGACGCGGCGGGTTTTACCCCTCTCGATTGCGAGCTTTCGGAGGAACTGCAAGAGTTTACATATTATATGTGCCGCGCCTATTATATCGACTTTGACTTTGCAATGTCGCTTATGTTCTCCGAGTCCTCGTTTAACGCCGCCGCGGTAAGCCAGGACGGGCACGATTTCGGCTTAATGCAAATAAGAGACTGTAATAACGATTGGCTCAAAGAGGAGCTCGGCGTTACCGATATGCTCAACCCTTACGAGAATATCCGAGCGGGTTTGTATATCCTCTGCGGGCTTTTTGAAAAGTACAACGACAGCTCAAAGGTTGTTATGGCGTACAAAATGGGCGAATATGGAGCCTCGGTGCTTTGGGACAAAGGCGTATACGAAACGACCGCCTCGCAGCGGGTGCTCGCCCAGGCTGACAAATTCGCCGCAGAGAGGAGCAGCAATGAACAATAAAATAATTCAGTCAATTCATCACGAGCACGGCGAAAATATCCTTAATGGCATAAAACGCTATGAAATAAGAAAGACCGCCCCCAAAAGCGGAAATTTCCCCTACATTATATACCTATATGAAACGCGACACCCATACAAAGGCTCGGGAGGAGTATTGTTTCCTGGCGAGGGAGCGGTTATCGGCTTTTATGTGTGCAAAGCGATTATAAAAACGAACGCTTTCGGCGCAGCCCTCTACAAAAGCAACACGCCCGAGGAGGCAGCAGCGAGAAATCGGATAGCATACACGGCGTGTTTAACCGAAAAGCAGCTTGTAGAGTACGCGGGCGGCAAAGACATTTCCGTTTATGTAGTGAGCAATCCTGTACGCTTTCCGAAACCTCGCCCGCTCTCGGACTTCGGCTTAACACGCGCTCCGCAGAGTTGGCAATATTTGAAGTAAATAAAAAGGGCTTATCAAGCCGCAAACTTGATAAGCCCCGTAGTGCCTTTGTGCTACCGATTAACTACATATATAAGTATAGCACAACGGCAGCGAAAAGTCAATGGTTAAGCACGGAGCGAACGGCTCTATTTCGGGCTCGTAATGGATAATAACTTAACGACCAAAACAGAGCACAAGGCACCCCGAGGAAATAAAACCCGTCCTCCCTCAAAAAAATAAATATTCTTTTTGTGAGTGTGGAGAGAGGCGGAGGAGTGAGGGGGTGCTCGCAGCGTTGTTGAAAGAGTGTGTAAACTCGTAGAGTTTTCCACGCTTTCAATAATGCGGAGAGTAGGGGGAGAGAGGAGGTGCCTCTCTCTTTAAGGCGGGCTCCGTCCCGCCGCTCTCTTGCTCCTCTCTCCCCCTTTATTGGCTTTGAAATGCAATTACCTTTTGAGGTTAGCGCAATTTTGTTAATTCAAAGGTCGTCAGCGGCAAATGCTCGCTCGACAAATTCCCTTATGGAAAACTAAAGCGTTAAACCTCGGGGCTTGGGGCAGAGCCCCAAAAGGAAACAACGGAGGTAAAACTATGCGCTGTCTATACAGAGAAAAAATACATAAATGCGGCGAGTTTTTGGAAGTCGATATTTTCCCCGTTTTTGAATATCAGCGCGGGCGCAGCAAGAAAAGAGAACCGACAACGGAAACACAGCAGCGGCTAAACCAACGTAACGCCGAAAGAAAGCTCGCGCGCCTACTGAACACGAATTTTACAAAGCACGATATACGCTTTGATTTAACATATAGCGACGAGAATTACCCCGAAACGCCCGAGAACGCACAACGGCAAATGCAAAATTTCCTCCGTCGCGTTAAGCGTTACCGTGTAAAGCACAATTTGCCCGAGCTTAAATACGTTGCCGTTACCGAGGTAGGAAAAGAAAACGGGCGGCTGCACCACCATATCGTTATGAGTGGCGGCGTTGATATAAACACCCTTGCGGAAATATGGGGCAAAGGCTATACGACGGCAAAACCGTTACAGTTTGACGAGTTCGGTATAACTGGCATTGCGGTATATCTCGTAAAAAGCCCGATACTCGGCAAGCGTTGGAGCGCGAGCCGCAACCTCGAGCAGCCGAAAACGTCCGAACGCGACGGCAGAATACCGCAGTACAAAATACGCGAGTTTGGAAACAGCGGCAACGACAACCGTGCAGAGCTTGAGCGTCTTTATGAGGGCTACGCCCTGGCAGACTGCAAGCCGTATTACAACGAAATCACCGGCGGCTATTATATAACCGTCCGTATGTATAAAAAGCCCGCTCCGAAACGGAGCAGAAAGCGAGGGAAACTATGACGCAAAAACGAGAGGAGAAAAAGAAAATGTCAATGTATATCTTTCCCGCCGTCCTTATAGCGCTTGACGTGGGAGCGGCTGTTATGTGCTTTATCGGCAAGGACTACAAAAAGGGCGTATACTGGCTCGCTGCGGCGGTGCTGAATATATGCGTAACTTTTTAACGGAGGTAAAACTATGAATTACTTTAAGGCAGCGGAGCAAGTGCTCTCCTCTGTCCCTGCTCTCGAGCGGGCATTGGAGAATTTACAGCATAGGCGCGATAGGCTGATAGAAAGCGGAGCTCCTCGGGAGCCTGGCGCGATTGATTACAGCAAGCCGTTTACGGACTCGCATTACGTAAGCGACACTCTTAACGAGCTTTTGGAGCTTTCCGAGTGCTCACGCAATATTGCGGAAACGCAGCGCAAGCTCGCAGAAATTAAAGGCATTATCGACCAACTGAAAGACGAGTATAAAAAGCTCGTCGTTTTGTGGTATCTCGAAAAAAAGCCGAAAGAGGCAGTTATGGAGGAGCTATACATACAGTCATTAAGCACCGTTTATAACCTTCGTAACCGCGCCGTAGCGGAGTTTGCTTTGCTATACTTCGGCGGCTCTGCCCTGGGCTCAATTTAGGCAATCGAAATAAAGCCGTATAGAAACTTGCTTTAAGCCGTGCTAAACTGATACCGTAGAAATAGACGGTAAGGCGGGCGGCTTATAGCTGCTCGCTTTGTCGTTGTATCGGGAGCAAATATAACTCACTATACGGCGGAGAGGGCGGGACGCTGTTATATGCAAGATTTCGCAAAGGCATTTTATTTAAGCAAAGCCTGGCGCGATACCAGGGAATATATATACAAGCGCGATATGGGCTTATGCGTTCGCTGCGGTAAGGCGGGCGCAATAGTCCACCACAAAGTATATTTAACGCCGCAGAATATAAACAATCCCGCTATCACACTATCGGAGGATAACCTCGAGTTGCTATGCCGTGAATGTCACGCCATAGAACACGAGGGACAGCTACCGACAGCAAGCGGGCTTATGTTTGACTCCGAGGGAAACCTCGTAGAAAAGGAGGGTAAGTATGGGAGCTGATGTATGCGAGCTCGTAGTATATACGCAGAACGGAGCGGTTACGTTCCAGGTCAAGGCTACGGCTGATAACTTCGAGGACAGAGTAGCCGAGGCACTCGAGGAGGGCACCGTTATTCTCGAGCTTGTGGACGGCGGGAAAATTATTCTCTGCGCGATTAACGTTGTAGCAATCGAGGTACACGCAGCGGCAGAGAGCAGCAATTCCTCTGTAAAAAATTTCGCTGCTACACCCCCCACTTAAAAAAAGCTATATGCCTTTTAATGAACCGTGTTTAAGCCCCTTTTATGACCGCCCCAGGCGTGTATAACCCCCCTACCCTTACAGACGAAAGAAAGGAGAAACAGCGTGGACGATACATTATATGCGCGACAGAAAAAAGAGCAGAACAGAATTAAGAAATTGTATAAAAATCTGCCGAAAGATAAGCTCGAAATTGCAAAAAAACTAATGGAAAGAGCCGCCTATATGCTCGTTTCTCTCGAGGATATGGAGGAAAAAATCAACGAGGATGGGCTCGTAGTTAAAATGCCGCAGGGCTCCTACACTATCGAGCGAGCGCACCCGTTATTACAGCCGTATAACGCTATGGTTAAGAACTACAACGCCACCTTAAAACAGCTCAACGACCTACTGCCGAACGCAGACGCAGAGGCAGCGGGACAGGCGCTTATGATGTTTGCAACCAAACCGAGCAGGGCGGCAAAATCGGGTTGAATTGGGTAAAAGAATACTACCGCCGCATAGAGTGCGGCGACATAGTAACGAGTAAGCGGGTTAGAGCTGTTTACTCACGGCTCGTTGCCGAAATGGACGCAGCTAACGACGACTCGCCGTATTATTTCGACGAGGAAACGGGCGAGCGTCCTATTTTGTTTATCGAAACATTTTGCAAGCAGTCCCAGGGCACCATAGGCGCGCCGCTTGAGCTTGAGTTATTCCAAAAAGCATATATACAACTGCTTTTCGGTTGGCTTGAAAAAGAAACGGGCTACCGCCGTTTCCGTGAAACAATGTTTTTATGCGGACGAAAAAACGGCAAGTCTACGTTGCTTTCGGGCATTGCCCTTTATATGCTCATTGCAGATTATGAGGGCGCGGCGGAGATATACTCCGTTGCGACAAAAAAAGACCAGGCAAAAAAGGTATTGACCGAGGCTGTCAATATGGTTAAGCAGTCGCCCGAGCTGCGGGCGGTTGTCAAAAAGCGCAGAAATGATATTTATTTTCCCGCGACCTCCTCTATCTTTGAGGCGCTCGCGTCGGACTCCAACACCCTGGACGGCTTAAACTCTCACGCCGTTATAATCGACGAGCTGCACGCAATCCGCGACCGCAATTTGTACGAGGTTATGAAACAGTCTACCTCGTCGCGCCGTCAGCCTCTCGTTGTTATGATAACGACCGCGGGCACCGTGCGCGAGTGCATTTTCGACAATATGTACGAGCTTGCCGCAGACCTTGCGGACGGTAAGAAAAAAGACGATACCTTTTTGCCGATACTCTACGAGCTCGACAGTCGCGACGAGTGGACTAATCCGCAAATGTGGATTAAAGCTAATCCAGGGCTCGGGAAAATCAAGCAGTATAAAACGCTCGCTAACTTTGTTGAGAGGGCGAAAAACTCGCCCACAGACTTACCAGGCGTTCTATGCAAGGATTTTAACATACGCGAAAATGAAAGCGCCGTATGGCTTTCCTTTGAGCAGATTAAAAACGCGGCGACGTTTGCTATTGACGACGTTTACAATACCTACGCTATCGGCGGTTGTGACCTCTCGGCTACAACCGACCTTACAGCGGCAACGCTGCTTATACGCAAGCCGAACGACAAAACGGTTTACGTTTTGCAGCAGTATTTTTTACCGCAAGCCCGCGTTGAGCACCTCGAGGAGAAAAACACAAACGAGGCACCCTATCGGATATGGGCGGAGCGGGGCTTGCTTACGATATGCGAGGGCAGCCGCGTAAACTTCTCCGACGTAACGGCGTGGTTTGTGCAAATGCGCGACGAGCATAAAATAGACGCTTTCAAGGTCGGCTATGACCGCGCGCTCGCGGGCTACTGGGTGGAGGAAATGAAAAGCAACGGCTTTACTATGGAGCCCGTAGCTCAAGGCGCTTTCACTTGGAGCCAACCTATGCGCGAAATGGGAGCGGCTCTTACCGACAAAATAGTTAATTACAACAATAACCCTATTTTGCTTTGGTGCCTATCAAATACCGCCGTTAAGAAAAGCGGCTTAAACAATATCCAACCCGTTAAGATAACCGATAAACGCCGCATAGACGGCGCGGTATCGCTGCTTAACGCGTGGGTTATTTACGTCAAATACTTTGACGACTATATGTATAACGTGGGGTGACACAATGAAAGAAAGACGAGGGCTTTTTGAGGCTATATTCGGGAAAAAGCCGCAGAAAACAGACGGCTACACCGAGTACAAGCTCTTAAATTCCTATCAATCAAATTTTGTACCATTCTCGGGCAATGCCTGGGAGGTTAATATGGTGCGAGCTGCCGTCCATTCTTTCGCACGCCGCGCGGCGACGGTACAGCCGCGGCACATTAGACGCGGCGACGGAAAGGTGCTTGACGTAGAGAGCAGCACATACAACAACATTTTACAGTTTAAGCCTAACCCGACGACAACGGCTTATAAATTCTATTACCGCCTGGCGGCGCAGTACAAGCTATATAACAACGCGTTTGCATATCCCGTATGGAATGAGGCGACGGGCAGACTCGAGGCAATTTATAATATCAACGCCCAGGAGATTACCTTACTCGACCACGAGGGCGAGCTGTTTTGTAAATTCCGCTTTAATAACGGGAAATCGTACATTTTCCCGTATGCGGACTTGGTGCATATCGGCTCAATGTTTGCAGATAACGACGTTTTCGGCTCCGATAACGGAGCGCTTATGCCCGTTTTGAAAACGGCAAACACCTTTAACCAAAGTATGAGCAAGTTTGCCGAGCTCGTAGCGGTTGTGCGCGGTATTTTGAAAGTGCAAGCCTCCACAAAAAACGAGGACTTAAACCGCCGCCGCGACGATTTTATACGGGACAACCTCAAAATGGAAAGCAACGGAGCGGGCGTTATCGTTACGGATAACAAGTACGATTACACCCCGATTACCGACAAGCAAACGCCGTTACCTACGGGACAGTTGCAGTATATCAAAGACGAAATATACGACTACCTCGGCACAAATGACGCTATCGTACAAAATAAAGCCACACCCGAGCAAGAGGAGGACTTTTACGACGGCGAAATCAAGCCCTTTTACGCACAGCTCGCCCAGGCGCTCACAAACTGCATTTTTTCCAAAAAGGAGCGCGGCTACGGCAACGAAATAACCGTAGAGGGTAACAAGCTGCAATTTGCAAGGACGAGCGACAAGCTCGCCGTTGTAAAATACTTGTCCGATATTGGCGGCTTAATGCTCGACCAGGCATTAACAACGCTCGGCTATCCGCCTATCGGCGGTGAGGAGGGCAAGCGCCGCGTACAGACGCTTAACGTCGTAAATGCGAACAAAGCCGACGAATACCAGTTAGGCACCGACACAAAGAAAGAGGAGCCGCCCGAGGACGGCAACGACAACGGAGAGGGCACCGCACCTACTGCGGCACCCGACGACAAGAAAGACGAGGAGGAAACATAATGCCATATAAACCGAACGAGCGGGAATACCGAGCGGCAGAGCCGTTTACACTTCCCGACGAAAACAACGCCGACGAGCTCGTGCTCCGAGGTACGCCTATTGTCTTTGATACCCCTACCGTGCTTTTTGAGGCGGACGGTATCGAGTATAAAGAAGTTATCGCCCGCGGCGCGCTTGACAGCTGCGATATGAGCGATTTTATCTTTAACCGAAATCACGGGCAGAACGACTCTACCGTATACGCCCGCACCCGTAATAATTCCCTCACTTACAACATCACGGAGCGAGGGCTCGATATTGCGGCTTTCCTCGACAAAGAGGACGAGCGGCACCGCAATTTACACCGAGATATTCAAAAACGCCGCGTTGACAAAATGAGTTTTTCGTTCGTTGTGCGTGAGTGCAGCTATGACCGCGAAACACACACTCGGACGATAACTAAAATTAAAAAGCTGTACGACGTTTCGGCGGTGGATTTTGCCGCATACAACGAAACGAGCATTACTACGGCAAGGGACTTTTTCTCCGCGGAGCACGAGAAAGAGTTTAAGGAGCAGGAGCAGCGCCGCCGTCAAATGCTGACAGCAAAAACCTACTGTTAAAAAATCAAAAAGGAGTAAATCACTATGAAAGAACTTATTAAGAGAATGGCGGAAATCCGCAGCCGCAAGGTAGAACTGCGCGGCGTACTGGAAACCGACGCAAAAGCAGACCTCGACGCTATCGAAAAGGAGCTCCGCGAGCTTGACGAGGAATATACCAACCTCGAAAAGAGAAAAGCGGTTATCGAGGGTATCGGAGCGGGCACCGTTCCCGTAAATGAAGTGCCCAACCCTATCAACAATCGCTCTGCGGACAACTTCGACCAGGACAAGGAGTATCGCTCCGCCTGGCTCAAGCACGTTAGAGGGCTTGACCTTACCGAAAATGAACAGCGAGCGCTCACTACTGGCACCTCCTCCGCGGGCGCAGTTATTCCGACCGTAACGCAGAATAAAATCATTGAAAAGGTCAACCAGTATTGCCCGCTGCTCGACAAAATCGACCTTTTACGCGTCCCTGGCGGCGTAAAGGTGCCCGCAGAGGGAACTACCGCAGACGCAGCGGTACATACCGAGGGCGCAACCATTACCGCAGACGGCGACACTCTCTCGAGCGTTACGCTTTCAGCCTACGAGGTTACAAAGCTCGTTACTATTTCAAAGTCCGTCGAGAAAATGGCGATTGACGCTTTCGAGTCCTGGCTCGTTAATAAAATTGCCCGCAAGATTGCCGAGAAAATCGGTAAGCTAATTATTTTCGGCACGGGCACCAACGAGGCGCAGGGTATCAATGTCATTACCTGGAGCGCTACAAACTCCGTAACGGTTGGAAAAACCGCCTCTCTTTCTGCCGCAAACGTGCAGGGTGCCGTTGCGCTGCTTAACGGCGGATATGACAACGGCGCGGAGTGGCTTATGTCGAAATCGACTTTCTTTACCGACTTTCACCCGCTTATGAACAACTCAAAGGACAATATCGTTACCGAGGACAACGGAGTATACCGCGTTATGGGCTACCCCGTGAACTTCGACGACCGTATGAACGCGCACGAGGCTATCCTCGGCAACCTTTATAGAGGCTACCTCGGCAATATGCCCGAGGACGTTACGATTACCTCGCAGTTTGTAACCCGCGAGAACGCCTACGACTTCCTCGGCTGCGCTATGTTCGACGGCAAGGTGCAGGCGACTGAGGCTTTCGTTAAAATCGTAAAGGCTACGGCTTAACGGAGGGCTGAACAATGGCGGATATTTCAATGCAGTATGTAGCGGGTATTCGCCAGTATCTACGCATTAACCATACACGTTTTGACGCGGAAATTACCGACCTAATAGGAGCGGCAAGAGCCGACCTCCTATTAGGCGGTATCTCCGAAAAGAAAGTAAACGACGAAAGCGACGCACTTATAAAGCGGGCTATCGTCGTTTATGTCAAGGCGGAGTTTGGACTCGATAGCGCAGACGTCGACAAGTACCGCGGGAGCTACGGTATGCTCAAGCGGCATTTAATGCTTTCGAGTGAATATACCGAGGAGGCGTAGTTATGTTATGGCGAGAAATCGGGTATTTGTGCTCGGAAAAAGAAACGCTCGACTCTCTCGGAAAACCTTTTAAGACTTTCGAGAAAAAAGAGGTTTTCTGCAATGAAAAGGGCGTTAAGCGAAACGAATTTTACCAGGCACAAGCCCAGGGCTACCGCCCCGAGCTTTGCGTAGAAATTAAGGCTTGCGACTATGCGCGAGAGGGACACTTTGAGTATGACGGGACAATGTACCGCGTTATCCGCACATATCCCGTAAAAAACGAGTGCCTCGAGCTTATATGTCAAGCCCTGGTTGCGGACGATTGACGCAGAGAGGAGGCGTTGCCTATGGCAGCAAATACAACGGCGCTTATTAAAGCTCTGCGGGAGCGGGTTAATAAAATCCTCACGACCTATTACGAGGAGGCACCGTCGAAAGACGCAGTATTTCCGTATGCGGTCATTAACGGAATTAATATTATTGACCTCGCCGCGGGCGACCTTGCCTCTTTCTATCTCGATATATGGGTAGACGAGAAACAGCCGACCGCGACCGAGCAGCTCGAGAGCTTATGCGACACACTCCGTAATGAGCTTACGGGTGCCGTAATTGCCGAAAGCGGCGTTTTCGCCGCGCATATCGGCTTTGACAATCAAAACGCTATTGCCGACAGCGAATACGATATAGCGCATAGGCGTTTATCTATGTCGGCTCGAACTTTTTACAATTAGGAGGCAATAAAGATATGATTACCAATCTTACTACAAAGCAGATTGAGTCAATCCAAATCGACGAGGGCGTTATTTTCCTCAATTACGGGGAAACCGACGAGCGGCTGCTCGCTCCCACCAGGGGCGGCGGAGAGTTTGCCGCGACCGTTACCGTCCGCGATATTGAATTTGACGGACGACACGGAAAGACAACGGGCACCCAGGTTATCGAGGAGCAGGGCGCGTCCCTCAAGGTAACTACCCTTTGTATGAGCCAGGAAAACCTCGCGCTTGCAATTCCGACTTGCACGATTGCGGCGGACGACGGAAAGACCATTAAAAACCCGCCTACGGGCGTTATCGGAGCGGATAAGTACCTTAAAAACGTTACTATGTTCGCTAAAACAATCGGCGGCAAGTATAAAAAAATCGCGATTTACAACGCTATGCACGAAACGGGCTTTAATGTTAAGGCGGTGCAAAAAGCGGAGGGCGAGCTCGCGCTCGAGTTTTTGGCGCACTACAAGCATAGCGACCTCGACGGCGACTTGTGGGCGGTTACGGAGATTGCACAAGCTCCCGATATGAGCGAAAAGACAACGCAGACTCAAGCCGCAGACGGCACAGAAAAAGCCGTAAGCAAGTAATAATCGAATTTAAGGAGGAGCCAAACAATGCTTACAATCGGAACTATGCCTATTATGCTTAAAATCGTAGGAAAGCTCGATATTAAGCCTATTATCCCTATACTGAAAAACCTTGATATTTTCGAGGAGCCGAAAGACGCAGAGGACGCAAAAGACGCTCTCAAGAAACTTACAAAAGAAAAGGTCGGCGTGCTTGCCTGCGAGGTGCTCGCAGAAATTACACCGCAGCTCGGCAAGATTGCCGACGACCTCCCGCCGCTTGTAGCTGCATATAAGGGTATCAGCGTCGCAGAGGCGCAGAAACTCGACGCAGCGGAGGTCATTAACGAGCTCGTCAACGACGA